CCATCATCACTTGGGGTGTTTGAGCCAAACCTCCAGACTTACTTTTTGTATCGTCATATACAGCTTTAGCAAGTAATCCTGACAATCCCATACCTAATCCGCCACCAGGAAAGCCTCCAGCCATACCGCCTAATCCTCCTAGAAGACCTTTTTCTCCCGTAAGTCCTAAATTTGCAAAAAGTCCTTTATTGTCTTGCCCTGGTAAAATAAATTCACCTATACGACCTAGACCTGATGTATTAGAAACCATTTGATTGTATTGATCTACAGATATTACCTTCCCATCTGGCCCCATATACCCTGTTATTTGTCCATCCATCGTATCTGACATCGGTGTGTAATTAGCGACGGGGTTGATACCAGGTGTTAAAAATCTTGAAAGTGGACCACCTTGAGTTAGTCCACCCAATCCGCCAGATAAGGCAGTTCTAAGTGAATCACGTAAGGCGC